CGACGACGATCGTGTTGTCGCCAGCAACGGTCGGAGTGGATCCGTCGGCGGTGAAGTAGATGACGTTCGCTGCGGTCGCGTCTCGATTGACGACCTCCACGAACGAGTACTCCTTCGTCAGCGTGACGGTGTCAACGGTGGCAGCGCCCAGCGTCGAGTGCTTGGAACGGGAGACAGAGAAGTTAGCCATGGATCAGGCCTCTCAGTAGTAGGAGTTGCCAGCGGGGCTCGGCGGGCCGTCCCAGTCGGCTTCCCTCGTGTCGATCTCCGGAGTGATCCGGACCGGCATGCTGTTGTCGTCGTATTCACGCTCGACAAAGATCGGCACAAGGCGGTTGGTCGTCCGGCTGACCCGACGCAGGTTAGAGACCTCGATGCGGAACAGGCCGACGTTCAACTGCGCGCAGAGCGTCTGGTACTTCTCCGTCAGCAAGGCGATCTGCGTCTGCAACTGAGCAAACCGCTGCCCACGCGAGACGTGGGTGCCCTCCGACGTCGTGACGTCGATGTCCGTGGACGCGTCCGTGGCCAGCGCCCAGAGTGCCTCGATCGTGGCCAGGATCGCCACCAGGGGCTCTTCGACCTCCGGCAGGTTGTCCAGTACCACCTGACTGCGCTCGTACCGGATGAAGCCTTCAGGGCTGCGGTAGCGGGTCGTCTCGAAGCGCTCGTTCGTGTGCTGCAGGACAGCGTCGTGAACGTACTCGGCGATCTCGTCGTCGGTGAACATGCCGAAAGCCACGCCCTCAGCCGTTAGGAGCCAGTCCTTGGTCAGGGGTGTGTTCAGCGTGACGACACCGTTCTCGGCATCGAGAGTGAAGTCGGTGGTCAGTACGAGGTTGGTGTTAGCGAGTGAGACCGGGTCGGTCTTGAAGACCTTGAGCCCGGTCGTTGACACTCGCTGGGAAGGCAGGTCGTACTGATCCTGCATCCCGGTACCACGGTAGGTCTGGCGGAAGGGCTCCTCCAGGTCACCGAGTTCCTTACGCACCCGACGGATGATCTCAGCCTCGGTGGCCATGGACCTCTCCTTACTCGACTACCAGCCCTGACACAGGGACAAGAATCGGCTTGCTGGCGAGAGCAGCCACCGGCTCGGCGAGTTCCCAGACGTACAGGATGTCTCCCACTGCAGCGGTGTTCGCCGTCGGCACGGTGGCTCCCGGCGTACCGGCCGAACCGGTGTCGGTGTACGTCGTGACTGTGCCGAGAGTGGTCACCAGGCGGTCCTGCGCACCGGTCGCGGTTCCCCGGTAGACCTTGTAGCCGGTCGCACCCGAGATCGCACCCCAGTTCAGTACCTGCTGCTGGTTGAGAGTCAGGGTCGCGCTCACTTCGTTCGAGCCGATCGTCTCGCCCCGAGCGTTGATTGCGGTGATCTTCCAGTAGTAGGTGCCTGCAGCAAACGTTCCACCGGCTGATGCCGAGCCGAGCGTGAGTGCCGGTACCGAGATCACGTTGCCGGTAGACGATTCCGTCAGGAACGCGTACGCGGCAGCCGGGTTCATGTCGGCCGTGACCGGACCGAACTGCAGTGCCGAGGTGTTGTCCACGAAGATCGGCGCGACGGAGGTCGCCGGATCCCAGGTGACCGCAACGCGTGCGTACCCAGGGGTCGTGACCTCCGTGATGTTGCCGAGCGTCGGCTCATCCTGTAGCGGCAGTTCGACGGCAAGGCCGAGGTAGGTCGTGCGTGGAGCAGCCCACGGAAGGACCTTCCCGACAAGAGCGTCGAGAAGGGCCTTCTTCGCGGGGGAAGTCATGAAGCCAGCCATGGGTTTCCTTCGGTCCTAGATGTTGGTCTGAGCCGGGCTCAGTGCCAGATCAGGCCCTTCTCCTCCAGGTGGTCCCGGATGTGCCGGGGGGCGCGGTAGACGCGGCCCTCCTGGAACGAGTAGTCGTTGCCGTGGCCGATGGTGGCGTCGAAGGTGTCGTTCACGCGGAACTCCACGATCTCCTCCAGAACGTCCACGTCCTGGGCGACCGCGACCTCGCCGACAACCTCTTCCTTGACCTCTGGCTTGTTCGGCTCCAGGTCGACCGGCTCGGCCTCCGCCTCGGCGGCTGCTGCGGTCGCGAGCGCGATCTGTCCGGCGCGGGCCTCCTGCTCGGCCGCGTGCTCCGCAGCCAGTTGGGCCTTCTGCCGACCGGTCAGGTCTCCTGCACGTACCTGCTGACGTCCTGCCATTGCTGTTTCTCCTTGTGGATGACTCTGGTTTGTTGTTCGAAGCAACGAAAGGGGCCGGATCCAGGAAGACCCGACCCCGTTCGCTCGGTCAGTTGGTCTCGGAGATGACCACGGCCTCGGAGGTGATCAGGCCCAGACCCCAGATCGCGTACCACGCGAGGGCGTGCTCACGACCGAAGTCGAGGATTCCGCCGTCACGCAGTTCGACGGGAAGGCTGATCGCGTGGCCGAAGGCGTTGTCGCCGATGGTGATGGCCTGGTACACGTCCGGGCCGGTCTGCACGCGGTTGACCTGAGTGGTCTCGATGAAGACGGTGTCGTTCAGGCGGCCGATCTCACCGAGCATGAAGTTGCCGGGGGCGGCGTACTTCGTCACCTCAATGAACTCGGGGTCGTCACGCAACTTGCGCGACTGGTGCGGATGAACGAAGGACACGTAGGTCTCGCCCAGGCGCGGAACGTTCTTGGTCGCGAGGGTCTCGACCTGGTCCTTGACGAGTGCTGCGGTGTAGTGGAACCCACCGGTCAGCGCGGCGCGGTTGGCGGCCTTCGAGCCCTGGTCGTACGGGCTGATCTTGGTGATCGTGCCGGGGTTCGACAACTTGTCGTAGCCGTACAGCACGGACGGAGCCTGCAGCAGGGTGTCCCGCGCGCTCTTGTCGAGGTACTGCGCCATGTTGCGGCCCAGGAGCCGGGAGGCGGACGCCATCACGTCATCGAACGATGCGTTGAGCAACAGTTCGGAGACGGCCACGGCGTAGCCCTGCTCGGCGACGGTGATGCTGAACTGCGAGGCGGTCAGGGCGTTGGTCTCCATGCGGACACCTTCAACCAACTGGGACGCCTCACCCAGGTTGTTGTAGCGCATGAAGTTGATCGTGAGACCTGGCTGTACGCCGAGTTCGGTCTTCTTCACGGCGAACTGCTCGAAGCGCAGGATCGGCATCGACTGGAACAAGATTTCCTTGCTCCAGATCGTCTGGATGGCCTGGCTCAACTGCGAGTTCGCACCTGAGTAAGCGGTCGGCGACCCGGAAAGAGCCGTCGTACCGGTGATCGCGTTTGCCATGTTGGTTGGCTTCCTTTTCCTCTACGGACCGTGTTCGTTTGGGCCTCGGCTACTTAGCCGTACAGACCCCGCTGGTTGTTCGCCTGGGCGATGCCGCCGAGTGCCTTCGCCCGGAACTCCGCGTACTCCTGCATCGACATGTTCTTGATGTCTTCTGCCGAGTACTGCCGCTGGCCGCCCTGGATCTCCATGGGGCCGGTCGGTGCGTAGCCGGTGGGCGATACACCCCGACGCTGCGTCTGCTGCTGCGCCTGGATGGCCTCTGCTGCTGCCAGTGCGATTTCGTTGCTCTTCGCCTTGACCCGCTCGATGCTCGCGTCGATCTCGGCTGTCGAGTTGCCGGTGACGAACTCCAGCAACTGCGGAGCGATGTTGTCGGCCTCCTCGGTCACACGCCGCTGCGTGTACGCCTGCAGGTTGGCCAACTCCTTGTCCTTCTCCAGAAGCGCCCGCTCCTGCTCGCGCTCCTGCTGCATCTGCTGGAACTTCTGCTCCCAGGTCTGCGTGGCGTCGGCGAGCCGGGAGTTGAACTCCTGCTCGCGCTGGGCCAGTAGGTCCTTGGCGCTCAGTTCCTCTTCCGCCTTGCGACGAGCCTCCTCCTCGGCCTGCTGGCGAGCGGCTGCCTCGGCAGCCTCACGGTCCTGCTGGCTCTTCAGAAGATCGGCAACCTGGCGCTCCAGTGCCTCGCGGCTCTGACGCTCCTGGTCCAGTCGGCCGTAGACCTTGTCCTTCTCCTCCTGCCGTACCCGCGCGAGGTCAGCCTCGGTGAAGCGGGGTTCCGGAGTGGATGGGGTGGTCTGCGGGGCATCCGGCGGTGGGGTCGTTCCGTCGCCTCCCGCAATCGGGAAGATCGGGCGACCGTCCTTCCGGTAGCCAACCGGCTCGAAGAATCGACGGTACTTGCTTTCGTGCATGTCCAGCGTCATGCGTTACACGGCTCCTGTCAGGATTCGTTGTCCGGGTTTCGGCGCTGCGGCGACTTAGTGCCGTAGGCCTGTGTCACGAGGTCTGAAATCATCTGATTCGTCATCGGATCTACCTGGAAACTAGGTCCGGTTGATCCATCAGCACCATTATCGCCGGAAGTGCTTGTGGAATTGTTAGTTCCACTGTCTACCGGCATAGGCTGCTCGCCGGGAATGACCCCGGTTGTCGCCATGATTGCGGCGCTGACCTTTGCCTTGATCATATCGAGAGCGCCCTGCTCCTTTGCATCCTGAACCAATTCCTCGAAGATCTCCTGAATCTTCTCGTCGGGGAATTCGGTTCCGAGTTCCGCAAGAGCACCACGCTTCGACTCCAGACCCAGGGCCATCTTCACCTGGATCTCGTTCAACTTGACCAGTGCGTCAACCGGCAGCGGTGGCGGCCAATGAACGTACGACTGGTAGATGATTGGGTCGCGAGGGTCGAGAACAGGCGGCTGGCCTTCCTCAAGAATGCCCTCGGTGTTCGGGTCGTAGATCAGCGTTTCCGGGTCGAAGAAGAACAGCGTGCGGAGGACGTACTCGTTGATCTTCTGCAGACCGACGGTGTACGTCATCTTCTTGGTGTTGTACCGCTGCATCATCGGCTGGTACTGAATGGCCAGCGCGACACCGGACGTGTTGGAGATCGGCTGCATCTGACCGAGTGCACTTTCCGGCACACCGGTCATTTCGTGCATGGCCCGCTTGATGCCTTCCAGGTACTCCAGCGCGGCCGGAATGGCGGCAGTTCCGCCCTCCAGGTTGAACGCGGTGGCTTCCTTCTGCGGAAGGCTCCAGACCTTCTTCGGACCCTTCTCCAGGTTCGATGCCTTGGCACCCGTGATGATCGTCACCGGAGCGGCGTGGTAGTTGATGATGTCGCTGACTTCGAGCGACTTCTCGTTGTACTCGCGGTTCAGGCCGATGATGTCGCTGATGTCGGACAGGCCCCACGGCGAGCCGGACACCCGGACGTTCGGGATGTGCACGACAGGGATCACACCGAGCGGGTTCGGCCGCTGGTCGATCAACTCGTCGTTGACGTACTCCTCGATCGTCTCCTCGGTCAGGATCTCGGTGTAGGTGTAGACCTGCCGAGTGCCCTCCGGAGCGGTGCCCCAGAAGCGGTACTTCAACTTGAACCGGATCATCCGCTCGCGGTCGTGCGGGTGCCACTCAGGGAAGCAGTACGCCGAGTTCAGAGGGAGGATCCGAACTCGGCCGGGATGAAACTGTCCGGCCGGATCGACGTACTCGGGATCCCAGGCAACCTTCACGAAGCAGTCGCCGGACACACCGCCCTGCTGGCCCATCTCCCAGAGGATCGACTCCTTGTTGTTGTCGACCTCCCAGACCCGCTTCAGCAGAGCCGGAACGATCGCCTCGGTCTGGTCGGGGGCCTTGAAGTGCGCACCACGGGCGAACGTGAAGTTGGTGATGAAGTCGGAGAACGCGCGGACGTAGTTGAA